CAATGACCCTTGGCAATGACCCTTGTAGGCTCTTGTGAGGTCTTTTTTACCCGTGTTCGCTGAAGTGACCTTGTAAGGCGCTCTCTTCGTGTTTTGGGCCTCTCTTGGAGTATTTCACGCTGTTTTATGCGTGATATGTGCCCATTTGCTCCAGGTCGTTCTCAGGTTGTCTAGGTGCGGTTGATCTTCCCTAGGTATTTCTACCTAGTGACGATGTCTAGATTGTCCTAAGTATTTGTACCTAGTTAATCTTAGTAAGTATTTATACCTAGAGATGTAGATTTGTTCTAGGTATTTTTACTTATAACCTATTATAGCAGAGATTCCAGTGGTACCAAGGGGTATGGAGCGAATTCTTTATACTTTGTAACACGACGGGGGGAACTTAAATATATTTTGCAGTTTAAATTGCGTCCTTAAATATAAACAATTAAGAAGGTTGTTTAGGTTCTACTTTGATGGATAGCTCAGGAGCTTGGATGCTGACATGTTCAACGCTTTCACCTATTACTTTTCCTATAGAGTCAAGGACTTGAGCTGCGGTTTGAAGTTGCCCTTTACGGATAGCTTTTTCATAGAGTCGAAGTCTAGCTGCCTGAAGGCGAGCGAGCATATTGTCTCTATCTTTCTGCCAATCTTCGTTATTCCAAGCGTTAACTTGTTTCCAATCAGTCCAAGCTGTTGTTATTGAGACACCTTCTTTACTTGCGTGATCGAGGACAAGTTGTCTAGCTGGGAGTCCTTCAAGTTGTCTTCTGTAGAGACGTTGTTGCCTAGCTTCTACGACTAATCTGGGGCTTTTATTACCTACAGTTCTTCTAGGTTTTTTAGCTTCTTTTTTAACTTCTGGTGTATAGGAATCATCAAAAGTGTTGAGGCATGAATCGGTCACGGACGCAACTCAAAATAACGTTATTAATAGGATAATACCTTTTTGTAAGTAATTTGGAGTAAAAATAGGGGGGTATAAGTACAAAATTGATTAATTAAAAAAAGTATGACTGTAAAGACAGCACCAGAAATAAATTTAAGGTGGGCACAGGGGGAGGTATTTAATAGTGAGAAAAGGTTTAGGGTATTAGTTGCTGGGAGGAGGTTTGGGAAGAGTTATTTAAGTTGTATTGAATTATTGAGAGGTGCAATTAATAAACCAGGGGAGACATTTTTTTACTGTGCGCCTACATATCGGATGGCGAAGGACATTGCGTGGAAGGCGTTAAAGAGGTTAGTTCCAAAGGTATGGATACAGAGTAAAAATGAGACTGATTTAAGGTTAGATCTTGTTAATGGATCAAGTATTGAGTTAAAGGGAACAGAAAATGCGATGGCATTGAGGGGAAGGAGTTTATCGGGGGTTGTTTTGGATGAGGCTGCATTTATGGATGCAGAAGTATGGTTTGAAGTAATACGTCCTGCTTTAGCTGATAAACAGGGATGGGCGTTATTTATTAGTACACCTGATGGAACTGCTAGTTGGTTTTATGATTTATGGTGTTATACGGCGAGTGATCCTACAGGAGAATGGCAGAGGTGGTGTTATACAACAATTGAGGGGGGTAATGTTCCGAAAGAGGAAGTTGAGGCAGCTAGAGCGCAGTTAGATGAGAGGACGTTTAGGCAGGAATTTGAAGCTAGTTTTGAAAATTTAACTGGGTTGGTGGCTATAAGTTTTGGAGATGACAATATTTCAACGAAAGCAGAGGATATTAGTGTGATGCCTCTGTTACTGGGAGTTGACTTTAACGTAGATCCGATGTCTGGTATTTGTGCTGTCAAAAAAGATGACACACTATATGTCTTTGACGAAATAATTATGACTGGAGGTGCTACGACATGGGATTTTGCGGAAGAAGTTACGAGAAGATATGGAGTAGATCGAAGAGTTGTTGCTTGTCCTGACCCTACAGGTGGTGCTAGGAAAACTGCTGGTGTTGGTGCTACTGATCACAGCATTTTGAGGAGAAGTGGATTTAATGTTTCAAGTCCTAGAGCACCTTGGAAGATAAGGGATAAGATTACTGCTGTTAATACTGCTTTATATGATGCGAATAGTGTTAGGAGGACATTTATTCATCCTCGTTGTAAGGAATTAATTAAATCGTTAAGGACGTTAACTTATGCGCCAAATACAGGTTTACCGAATAAAAATCTTGGTGTTGATCATGCTTTTGATGCTTTCGGGTACTTATGTTTACAACAATTTAATTTAGCGAAACCTGAAACTTTAGGCCAAACTGGTTATAGAATCTACTAAAAACAATGAAAAAATCTGCTGGAACAAAAAGATGTGAAGCTTATCTTGCAAAAGTGAAAGGCGGTAAAAAATCTACAAGTAAAAAAAAGAGTAGTGCAAAGAAAAAGTAAACGAGGAAAGACCGTTTAGACTGTATGCAATGTTGAGAGCCTTAAAAGTTAGATGACATACTCAGTCCCTGGGGCAATTCGTACAAATGTCGTTAGTCAAACCTACCTAGGTGGGGGTGACAATCCATTTTCTAAAACTAGAGCAGTTTTAGACATGACGAAAGCGTGGGAAATAATGAAAGCTGTTACTAATGGAACTGAATATTTACGAGATAATTCCGAGGCATTTTTACCATTAGAGCCGAGAGAAGATTATGACGCATATTTATCAAGAGTTAACCGTTCTGTTTTTTCTCCTTATACACAACGATTAGTTAGGGCGGCAACAGGTTTGATTCTTCGTAAACCAATTACTGTGATTGGTGATCCTTATTGGACTGATGTATTTGTTAAAGATGTTGATGGTTGTGGGTCGGATTTAGATGAGTACGCAAGAAGATTATTAATTTGTGCGTTGACCTATGGTCATAGCAATACCCTTGTTGATTTTCCTGCTCCAACGGGAGCAAGAAGTCTTGCAGAAGAAAGAGATCAAAATCGTAGACCGTATTGGATTGAAGTTGATCCAGCAAATATTTATGGTTGGAGGCTAGATCGAGAAGTTAATTATGGGAAATTGATACAGGTAAGAATTGCAGAACAGGCTGTTGTACCTGAAGGAGATTTTGGAGAGAAGGTTTTTGATCAAATTAGAGTAATTGAACCAGGAAATTACAGAATTTATAGAAAAAAAGAGACAACAAAGGATATGTACACGCAAGATGAAAGTTTTGCAGGTAATTTTGACTCTCCTGCTAATGAAAAAGATTACGAATTGGTCGAATCAGGTGAGTTTTCGTTAGGTGAAATACCGTTAGTAACTGTTTATGCAGGAAAAACAGACACGATGACAAGTAAACCACCGTTATTAGATATTGCTTATTTGAATTTGGCACATTTTCAACGTCAAGCTGACTTGATTCATAGTTTGCACGTTGCTTCACAGCCATTATTGGTAATGGAGGGATGGGATGATCAAACAAAGGATATGGCGATTAGTGTTAACTATGCAATGGCGACCCAACCAGGAAATAAAGTTTATTATGTAGAGCCAGCCGCTAGTGCATTTGAAGCTCAAGCAGCAGAAATACAAGAATTACAGTTGCAAATGGCAACTTTAGGAATTAGTACGCTTTCTCAGCAAAAATTCGTCGCAGAATCAGCAGATGCAAGACGTTTGGATCGTGTAGATACAAATTCAATGCTTTCGATGGTTTCTTTGGATTTAGAGCAAAAAGTGCAAAAAGCGTTTAATTTATCGGCTGATTATCTAGGTTTAGAACCTCCAGAAGTCAAAATTAGTCGTGATTTTGATATTGATAGGCTAATTGGACAAGATATAACAGCTTTAACGTCCTTGTTTGATCAACAAGTAATAGATAGGGAAGAATTTAGAGATATTTTAGTGCAGGGTGAGGTATTACCCAACGCAAACGAAGCTGAAAACGATTAATAGACTAGAATAATAAAGGAATACTTTTTTTGTTATGCCTTCTGTAGAGTTAGTAGACGGAAAGTGGGTTTCCGTATCAGGCGTTCGAGCAACTGATTTGGATGCTGGGAAAGTTGTATCTACACCAGAAACAACACCTGCACCTGCACCTGTTACGACTCCAAAAGCAACAAAAACTACTACCCCTAAAAAAACTGACGCTTAATTATGGTTGAAGAAAAAGTCATTCAGCCTGAGTCTGTGACTCCTGCTGAACAGCCCGTGGCTGAGACTACAATTCCTCAAGCACCCAACCTTGACAGTGTTAAGGCTGAGTACGAGAGCAAAATTGCTGCATTAGAAGCAAAAATCGCTGAAGAAGGCGAAAAGTTTAAGGGCATCAAGACTAAACTTGATGATGTTTACAAGAAACAAGATGACCAAAGGAAACAAAAGCTCGAAGACCAAGGGCAATGGAAAACCTTATGGGAAGAAGCCAACAAAACCGCCCAAGAAAAAGACTTACAAATAAATACTTTAAATGAAGAATTAAAGAACTTAAAGAGTTCTAATGAGACTGCAAACATTAAGACTTCGGCACTTTCAGCAATCAGTAATTCTGGTGCTGTAAATGCAGAACAGATGTTATCTCTTCTTCAAGATAAGTTGAAAAAGAATGATAACGGTGAAGTTGTTGTACTTAATAAAGGTGTTGAGCAAGACCTAAATACATACATAGGGAACCTAAAAAATCCTGGTAGTGGATGGGAACACCACTTCAAACCTAGCTCTGCTGCTGGTATGGGTGCCAAACCAACTCCCACATCAAATGTCTCTCCAGGTATGCTTAATCCGTGGAAAGAAGGTAGTATTAACCTGACAAGGCAAATGATCCTTGAAAGTACCGAGCCTGATCTTGCGGCTGTGCTCAAGAAAGAGGCAGGTGTTTCCACATAGTTAGCTCTGTGAGTTAACAACCGAGTCTGTGACTTGGACCTCGTTAAAGATTCCTCCTAATTAGAAATGGCAGCCCCGTTTCAGAATTACTCTGGCGGTGTCCTTCTTGCGGACATCGTAAAAAGAAATAATTTGTCTCGCTATGTGCAAGAGGCAATTAAAGAACGCAGTCTTTTTGTAAAAAGTGGAGCAGTTGTAAGAAACAGCTTCCTTGATTCAAGAGAAGGCGGTACACGCATCCAAGTTCCTGAGTTCAATCCTGTTGCACCAACAGAAGAGGTAATGAACGGAACCGCTACTTGGGGAACCTCAAGTGCTGGTTACTTAACACCTCAGAAAATTGGTACAGCAACTCAGATTGCAACAATCATCCACAGAGGTTTCGCATACGCTGTAGATGACATTGCAACATTGGCTGCTGGTGAAGATCCAATGAA